GTTTAGTGCGTCCGAGATATTACATATTAGAATAGATTACCGTTCCTACTGGTTTAGAGATAGACTTGGCCGTTGGACTTACGGTGTATGGGGCGCATCTCGCTTCACTTCACTACAACAGGCTATCCGAGCAAAGTATAACAGCATGAATAACCGTATCGCTTTAGAGGACAGCCTAACTAAGCAGTACATTACAATCGGTGCAGAAGCAGTTGAGGGTATTACAGACCCCGATGAGCAACAAGAAAGACTAAACTTTGTTATGGACTCAGTAGGTACTCTACTAGACGGCCTTCGTTCCGACCAAGTACCTATCCTTCCTCACTATGTTAAAATGGAATTCGTTGACCTAAAGAATACTATACCGGATAACGCTGGATTTATGGATTCAGTTAATGCTGATATATCATCTGTTTTACATGTCCCTAGAGTATCTATGGGGCAAGAAAGAGGTTCGACCTTCGCTGCTACCTATAACGCAAGCCAATGGTCAGTACAGGCGATTCGTAGGTTACAAGCAATCTTGGCTCAATCTATCAAAGGTCTTTTCTCAAAACATTTAGAGTTGCTAGGTATTAATCACACAATGGTTGATTTACCAGCCCTAGTATTCCAGCCTATTGATGAAGAGTCACCCTTTGAAGAAACAAGGCGTGTCACTATGGCATACGAGGCAGGTATTACTACACTAAATGAAGCAAGGACTGACTTAGGATTACCTAACGAAAGAGGCGAAGTAGGGAAACAACGATATAACAAGTCGAACAACAATAAATCAAGCGGGGAGTTGCCTCGACAAAACGAGAACAAACCGCCCGAAGAAAGTGAATAGGTGATTTAAGATGGCAAAAAATGGTAATAGTTTCAATGACAGAATGGTTTCAAGCACAGTAAAGCCAGCAATTTATCTTTGGTTGCTTGCTTGTGGTGCAGTAGTAGGTATGGGTATATGGAAGCCCAATGTAGTTCTTGAAAACTTAGATGGGTTTATCGCACTTATCGCTATCATCGGTGGTGTCGCTGGCCCTGCTCTTTCTACGGTATTAAGAATGTGGGAGTCCGAACAAACTCAAGAGGTTGACAATATCCCTACTGAACTTAAACACCAAAGAGAACTTAAATCCTCTATGGATGACCATACAATCGCATTACAAAAAGCATCTCAACAACATGAGAATGAAATTAAAAAATCGGCTCAAATCCATGAACAAGAGATTGAAAAGATTAAACTTAACATGGCTGCTGAACTAAAACCAATCGTAAAGAAAAAGTGATTGTATGCATGTGGTGTTTGGTCTAACTCACATAGATTTAGAGATGGTGTGGGACTCAGTACTACCTACCGCAAGTCAAAAGGGTTATCCTAAAATATTTGATAGTGCATTATATTGGGTACTCTATGAAGACGGTATTGCCATAGCATATACTAGTCATCTAAAAATAGATGGGGTTGTGTTAGTCGGTAATACTTATGTTAGAAAAGAATACAGAAGCAAAGGACTACACTCGTATTTATTATCACAAAGAAATAAATCACCTGTACTAAAAAACTTAACTAAAGTAACCGTACTTAACCCTATAGAAGATTCTCAGTTATCTAATCTAATAAGTGTGGTAAGTAACCTAGGCTACAAAAAGGTTGAAAGGATAACCGATATATCGGGAGAAGTATCGGACGAATTGTTTACGCAATTAATTGAGTCCGGTAAACAAATATGGAGTTGTTAAAATGCCTACACCAAAAGAAGGTGAGTCAAGAGATGACTACATGAGCCGATGTATGGGTGATGATAAAATGAATGATGAATTTGGTAATCCTCAACAAAGAGCAGCAGTATGTAATTCTTACTTTGAAGAAAAGAAAGCAGAAACCGTAGAGGCTTTGCAGTATGGTAAGCCCGGAAAAGATGACGCACGAAAGACTCCCGCTAAACCAAGTGAGCGTCGTAAAGGCTCTAAAAAGAATAAGAAAGACTCAGCCAGTAAACCTAACTCATCAATTAAAATGAGTAAAGAAACTGAGGGTCGTATTCGTAAGTTGATGGAAGAACATAACAAAAAGGTATCATCAAAAGGTAAAGGTAGTAAGGCTTCTATGGGAATGCTAAAGTCAGTCTTTCGTAGGGGTACTGGTGCTTTTAGCCGTAGTCACGCACCCAACATGTCAAGAAGTGGATGGGGAGTTGCTCGTGTTAAAGCCTTCCTTTATCTCTTGCGAAACGGCAGACCTTCCAATCCAAATTACAAGCAAGACAACGACCTTTTGCCTAACTCTCACCCAAGAGGTAAAAAAGCAGATGAAGAATACGAAGATTGGGGATTGGCTGTGGAAGCCGCCAAGTATCAAGGAAGAACTGTTACTCTTAACAAGCCATTTAGAACTTCCGGCGGCAAAAAGAAATTCGCAGTATATGTAAAGAACTCCGCAGGCAAAGTTATAATTGTTCGATTTGGCGACCCTAACATGGAAATCAAGCGTGACGACCCTAAGCGTCGAAAGGCATTCCGTGACCGTCATAACTGTGCAGAAAAGAAAGATAAAACAACTCCGGGTTATTGGTCTTGCTATCAATGGCGAAGCGGCTCTAAAGTTGAGAGTAGTGAAGAGTTTAATAAAACAGACGATACCGTATCAGCGGATATGAGCGGCTGTGGTTGTGGTTGTAGCGGTGAATCCGTTGAAGCCAAGATGATTAGAAAGGATGTATATGATAACCCCGGCGAAGCCGCAGGTCGAGCGAAAGAATTAGGCTTGGAAGGGTTTCATTCCCATGAAGAAGATGGGGAAACTGTATTTATGCCCGGTAAAACCCATGAAGAGTACATTAAGAAAGTCGGTAAAGATATTCCTAAGAAAGAACAAGATGTCGAAGGTTACTATGATAAAGATGAAGAAAAGAAAGCATCTTATCATAATGGCGGGGGTTCTTGTAGAGATGGTTATGAGAAGCAAGGAGATATGTGCGTTAGAGTAGCAGTCACTTGTGATATTACAATAGACAATATAGAAGCAAGAGTAGAAGCATCTACTGGTAAAACTGTAATTAGGATTAGCGGGGTAGCATTTACTGATGGTATTAACAAGAACAACTGGGGTATTAGAGCAGAATTAGCCGCAAAACTCGCAGATGAAATGGTTGGTGCTGATATCACATTAAACCACCCGAAGGCTGAGATGGGACGATTCCGTAGAAACATGGAAGGCGGAGTAGACGAAGCAGTAGTTGGTGAAGTAACCGAGGCAAGTTATGTTTCTAGGGCTGACGGATATGTAGTTAAATATGTAGGCGAAGTTCACAGAAACGAATTATTTTCTGCTCTCGAGTCCGGTCTATGGATGAGAGCAGATTACGGAGTGTCTATCGGTGGAACAGGTATACCATCCGAGATTATAGAGGCCGAAGACGGAGGTAGACCTACTATGTGGTTTGCTGATGAATTTGACTTTGACCACTTGGCAATAGTCCACAAACCAGCGTACCAAGAGGCTAATATAGAAAAAGCCGTCAAAGTAGAGGCTAATGAAAGTTTTAAGTATCAACCCGAAGGTAGCACAGATTACTCGAAGGTGAACGAAATGACTGACGAAATTATTGACGAATCAAACAACGCTTCCGAAATGGAAGCACTTAGAGCAGAATTAGTTCTAAGAGAAGCAAAAATAGCAGAATTTGAAGCAGCAGAAGTAGCAAGAGCAGAAGACGCTCGTGTTGCTCTAGTTGAGAAAGCAACCGAACTGGGACTTAAGGGACATGATGACTTTTCAGCAGAAACCCTTAACTCAGTTATCGCATCTTGGGAAGCATCCCGCCCTGCCCCTGTTGAAGAGGTAGTAGAGATGACACCTGCTGAACCAGCATCCTCCGAGCCAGTAGAGGCTTCGGAAAAATCCGAACCAGTAGTAGCAAACTACCTAAACGGAAAAGTTGTTTCATCTAAAGAATCACTTTACTCTCGTGCATACAACGCTTGGGTTGATGCTTACAATGGAGTAATGATAAATGCAGACGAATCCCCTGCTTTAACATACGAACAATTAAAAACAAAAAGGATTATTTGAATAGGAGTTGATGAAAAATGTACAGAACACAACCAATAAGCGTAACAATGAAAGATGATGAAGTTATTAGAAGTCCCGGAAGACTAATAACTATGGACGGTACAACTAATACTATGAGAACTTCCGCTGCTGCGGCAATAGCATTGGGTGTAACCGCTGACGAATCCTCTCGTTCAGCAGTAAGCCCTCATGCTTATGTAACCAGCGGTCACACTGTAGGTTACTACCCATTAGGGGGAGTAATGCTGGTACAAGTTGATGCAGCATCAACCTTTAACATTGGCGAAACAGTATATGTCGGTGCAAGTGGTCTTGCTACCTCAACTCAAGGAAGCAACAAGAAACTCGGTATCTATGTCGGAGATGCGGCACATACGGCTACTGCCCTAAGTGCGCCTCTTGGCGGTAATGAAGGACAAAGCGGCCTAACAGAAGGTGCGCTAATTAGAGTTAACACAAACTCAGCGGCAATCGCATGAGGACAATAAAATAAAAAAATAGGAAGTGAATAAGATGGCAAACGAAACATTAGAACAAATATTGAATGTATCTGCGACTACTGGCCCATTTGGGAAAGGCGACGCAGTATTAGAACAAACACTAAGAGACTTTATCCAACTACAATCAACAACTATCGCAATAGGTACAAAACTTGTTGGTGTTAGAACTGTTGGATGGTTGTCCTTTACTTGGTACACTGGTGCTAACGGGACTTTCTCTTACCCATTGGATGACAATGCAGTAGTTGACCCTACCAAGATTGGTACACAAAACTACTCAGTCAAACTTGAGAAGGGACAAGGTCGATGTGTTTTCCTAGACTCCACACTACTTCGTGGCGAGTCCTTTGAGAACATGAACCGACAACAATTGGCTATCATTTCCGCAAGAGCAGATTTGATTGACAACCACATTCTAGGTAAACTACATGCTGGTGCTGGTTTAACACAAGCCGCAACTGCTGTTTGGGGCGGCAGTGGTGCTGATGAAGAGAAAGATGTCATAGACGCTATGGACTTGATTTTCGTCAACGCAAGAGTCAGTGGTCAAGAAAGACTATCACTCGTACTACCTGCTTCATGCAGAAGTGAAATGATGAACACTCGTCTATACACCAATGTACTGTTGTCCCTCCAAGAGAGACTTAACTCCATGATTGGTCTTGATGTCTACTACACTCGTGACTTCGGAACTGCTGGTGCAATCAACAAAGATGCATTGCTACTAATCCCGGGTCAAGAAACTGCTGAGTTCTTTACCTACAACGGTGACGGATTCCAAGAAACTGAACTAACTCGTATCGAGGGTGTTGGTTTCTCATGGCTACTCACCTCTTACATGGGTACTGTTATCCACGAAATGCAAGACACTAAGGCTAACGGAACTGCACAAGACGCTGGTAAGAACAGCAGAATTTGTAAGATTACCGGCGTTATTGCTTGAGGGCTTTAAGTGAGTAATAAAACAACTCTAAAAAAGCAGTTGAAAGCGAAAGGTATTCCCTTTCCAAAAGACGGTACAGTGGCCGAACTTGAGCATAGGCTTGAGTATTGGCTCGGCGGCGATGGCTACATGTTTAGGCTTGCCGTACCTGCCTCTAGGATGAAGGACGAGTCTCATCCTGTTAGGCTGCTTGAATACGGTAATATGTATTGGGTTCCTAATAGTAAATATGCTGAGATGATAGCACTAACTAAAATGGTGTGGATTATGGGTAGGTCATTAGACCCACCAAAAGGTTCAGTAGTACTTGATGTTCCAAAAGATTTTAACGACAAATGGGGAATAGGTGTTACTGATGGCAGTAACGACTGATAACATACGGGATTTGCTCAACAGGCCGAGAGGACTGAATGAAGCAACTATTACTGAATTAATTACTATTAGGACTGCTCAAATAAATAAGATGGCTCGTGGCACTAAATATGGAGTAGATAGTGCTGTTGACACCACCCTCAAAGAGAGCGCAATTAAATGTTTAGTGTGCCTCGACTCCCTTAATATTCTAGTTGATACTGTACCGTCATATTATAGTGAAGATATGCAAAGTGTTTATGACCGCAGGTTTCAGCAACAAATCATCACTTATCAGCAACGGGCTGATGAGGCGGTGGCTTTGATTGCCGAAGCATCGGGTTCTGCCTTTGCTACTGGTTCTACAAAGACACGCCTTGTATGAGTTGATGATTAATGGCAGATAAGTACTGGATAGCAAATGGTGTATCTGCCAATTGGAACACTGCCGCTAATTGGAATACAGCAGCAAATGGTAGTGGTTCAACAGGAGTCCCAGCGACTACTGACAATGTGCATTTTGGCCATGCTACTACGCTTGCTGCTAACAAAGGTAATGCCGCCTGTATAATGAACACATCCCCCACAGTAGTTCAGTTTACATCTTACAGTGGTTATAATGATGTTAGTTATAGCGGCAGTATGACATTCACTAATACTTTAAACTCTATTTCGTTTGCTGGGAGAAACCCACAAGAAATAGGCTTTAGAGTCAATATGAGCATAGTAATAGCAGGAACCTCATCTAACAACGGTACTTATGTTATAACAACAGTAACAAGTAGTGTAATAATCGTGGGTTCTTCCTTAACTGCTGAAACAGTCAGTGGTACTGCTAATTACAATACTTCATTTGATTTAAGTTCTAACTCCTTAACATTTACTGGTTCGGGTATTCTTTTCACTCTTGATTCTGTAATTAAAAACACAGGCGGCGGTACTGGCAGTATAACTATTAATGGTGGTGCGTATGTAGGTGGTACCGGAAACCGATATTTTTTGGCTGGCGATAATCAAAACTTCTTAAATAGAGATACTATAAGAATGACATTTGCTACTACGACTGGTGTTATGTTTTTTGACGACGGCGTTTATCCTGCTACTGTATTATCCGCTGGAACTAATGCTACGGCAGGTTACTCTACGCCTACATCTAAAGAGCATGGTGCGACTAAATTCTATCAACTATCCTCCGCTAATGATTGGACTGCGAGTGGCGGTACTGTAAGAAATGATTTACAAAAACAATTTCAAGTAGATGATACAAACGGTATTGCCATTACTACAAGGATATTCGATACAGGGTACTCTACTTGGACTTTTGAAACGACTGCTGACTTTGTAGTACCTACTGATGGTGAGTTGACTTATGGCAATAACAATAATTTTAATGTACGCTGGTATAATTTAATCATTAAGAATACTGGGGATGCTAATAAAAAGGCAACTATAGGTCTTAGAAGAAACCTTGATGTTAATTCTTTGACTGTTGATGTGGGTGCTACTTTGAGAGGATATGCCACACAAAGCAGCGACACTGTTGTTGGTGGGACTTGTACTATATCTTCGACTACAAGACCAAATATTAAAGGTGCTTGGAATTTTAAACAGGTAGCAGACGGGGTATACACTTCTATATTAGATGAGGCGTATGCTATTACTCCTTCGCATGGTGTTGTTGGTAAAGCACAGTTTTCTTTTGGTGGTGGGTCATTTCTTTCACATGACAAAATACAACTAGTACTAACCTCCTATACGCCGGGCGGCTGGGCGCAAGTAGACCCAATATTACAAGCATGCGATGGTGCTTACATGAAGAGTAGTTTCTACGCATTTTGTCAATCTTACGCCGCCGGAGTCGGTGCGGGTAATGACACAATATGGATAAGCAACGGCTCTCCATCCGTACCATACTTTACTGATAGTGCCGGTACAAAGCACAGTCTACTCGGCGGCGGCGGCGGCAGTGGTACCGTTACTTCGGTTGGTCTAACTGAAACAGGCTCAGCATTAACTATTACTGGTTCCCCTATAACAACATCGGGTACAATTAACATAGCGGGTGCAGGTACTTCTTCTCAAGTTATTCTAGGTGATTTAAGTTTAGCGACATTACCAACAGGTACAGTTACTGGTTCGGGAGTAGCAAATCAAGTCGCTTATTGGGGTGGCACAAACGCACTTACAGGAAGTGCGGATTTAACATTTGTTGATAGTGGGGGGGTTCAAACATTCCAAGTTTCGGGTAGTGAGCCAAAATTACAAGTGCAAGATAATACCGCAGGTGTGAGTGCCGCAAGAATTACTCTTGACCCATCCGTTCCCGATGGAACAGGTGGTCTTGCTATGTTTTGGGGTATCGCAAGTTCTCCCGAATTGTACATGAAGATTGGTGCTTATGCAGGTGGTAATAATTTTGAAACCAAAAATAGAGATTTTAGAATCTTTGGTGCTACTGGAAATTTAATGGTTATGGATGAATCCGCCTTAGCAACAGGACTTGGTGGGATTTATGAATTAAGCACAGGGCTTCCTACAAGAACCTTAGATGTAGGGAAGGAAGATGCCTCTACAAACACAGTCCTAAACATTCTTGGATTAACAAGACAGTCTAGCGGTACACCGGCAGCAGGTATTGGTGTAGGTATAGATTTCGTAGTCGAAACTTCCGCAAATAACAATGAAGTAGGGGCAACTATCGAAGCAGTAACAACTGATGTAAGTTCAACTTCCGAAGATTTCGATATGACTTTCAACTTGATGGCTGGCGGTGCTGCTGCGGCAGAAAAAATGCGTGTTGGTAGTAATAAAGTTACTATTTCCGAAGATACTTTAATTCAAAACGCTAACTCATATACTGAATTAAGAATCAACAATACTGGTTCTTCAAGCGTAGTATCAAGAACAAACCTTGTTTTAGAATCTAGTGATGATTATAGAGGCGGTGGAATGTATATTTCAACTGCTGACATTCAAGCAGGACAGGCACAGACATGGGCTTTTGGAAAATCCTATACAAAGGACAATTTACAAATTGGTTTTTATCAAGACAATTATGATGATATTGTAGGTGGTTCTAATGACCCACTTCAATATTCTAAAAACCTCTTAACCATGACAACTGCCGGAGATGTGGGAATAAATATTGGCACAGATAACCCCGAAGCAAAATTAGATGTTAGAGGGGCAAACGACAATAGCGTATCGGGAATGTTTAGTGGGTCATTGTCAGTTGAGAACTCGGCTGAATTAAATCCACCCGCAAGCAGGGCTTACGCTTTCTTGTCAGTCAGTGATGGAAATTCTATGGTTGGAGGTAATCTTAGACTCGACGATGGAGTTAGTGGTGGAACTCACGCTGGTTATGCGTCGGGAACAAACATTAGAGGCGGTTCGGGAATTACATTCTCAAACTCTTCATCAAGTGATGACGGACAGATAATGTTCCTAAGACAGAATGACTCCGATGATGATACTTGGACTGTAAAGGAAAGTGGCCGGTTCGATGAAAACGGGCGTCTTGGTCTTGGAACAAGTAATCCTCAAGTCAAACTCCATGTGGCAGGAACAATCCGCCAATCAAATGCGACAGACAAAGTAATATATGCTGATGCTAACGGGGATTTAGGGGCTTTGACGCTTGGTACTAATCTATCATTAACTGGTTCAACACTAAACGCTGCCGGTGGCGGTGGTGGTGGGGGTAGCATGTCCTCATGGACTCTAAGTGGTGATAGTGGGGCTAACCAAACTATTGCTGACGGTAATACTGTTGATATTGCCGGAGGAACAGGTATCTCATCAGTAGCAAGCGCAACAGATACAGTCACCCTTAATCTTGACAATACCGCCGTGACCGCAGCGACTTATGGTAGTGCAACCCAAGTAGGTCAATTTACAGTAGATGCTCAAGGAAGAATAACTGGGGCTTCAAATGTGACTATTAGTGGTGGCGGTGGAGGTGGTGGTGGTTATCCATTGTTTAAGCACGACCAATCCCCAAGCACAAATAATTTTTCACCATTTAGATTATTAGCAAATAACGACACAATAGAACTTGGGTTATCAACAGGGAGTGGAAAAGATGTATCAGTCTTTACTCCACAAACTGATACAAGTAATACTGTCGGTATTGGTATTACTGCCATAGGTTCAGTAGCAACAAATACAGGCCGTGAGTATATATTTTACGCTCAAGGTAGAACGGCTGCTGCTTCTACCGATTATAGCACCGCACCACTCTCAACAACAGGTAGTTATCCTACTTATTTTGTTGAAAGTATGAGAAATGTTCCCATAGGAAGTGGTGTTTTCTTTGGTATGTCTTTACTACAAATAACTTCGGGCGATGGGGTAAATAATGTTAGAGTTATTGACGCTGGCGAGCATCAAGTATTGAATGGTTCAGCAGTTGGTGGCGACCCATCGGGCGAACCCGAAAACCCAAGCACAGTAAGAATACTTCTTATTGTAGACCATCAATTGCTGGATGATGGGAGAGGGAGATTCGCTCCTAATTATAGAATAAGACCAAATTAATGAGATGATAAGATGACGAGATGTAATTATTTAGATGCTTGGTTTGATGAACAATCAAAGAAGGTTGATGAAGCCGAAAAGAAAACGAATAAAGATTTTGTGACAGGTGGTAAGAAATGAGAAAAGGAAAAATAGTTTATTTGCCACCCGAAAGGTGTTATACTAATGTAAACATTGAAGAAACACCTCATGGGTATGCCCTTTATAGGGTGGGTGAAAGCAAGCCTTTTACTTTTATCCCGACATCAGCAGTAAAACAAATAGAATACAAGGAATGAGCGACATGGAAACAGAAATGATAATATTAGGAATAGGATTAACTGTCCTCGCAGTAGAGCGTGGGTATAAACTTTACAAAAAATATATGGCCGATGGTAAGATAACACTTGACGAAGTATTGGAAATGGCGGAGATGGCTAAAGACCTACCTTCCCTATCTCAAGTCAAGAAAATGAAAAAGGCTGACCTTGTTGCTCTATGTGAAGAACATGGCATTGACGCTAAAGGTGTCAAGGCTGATTTGATTGCTCGACTTGAGGAAGTGATTGAATGAGTAGAGTTGGTGCATCGGAAGTAAGATTTGATAATATCAACACAAGACTTGATAAGCACGATGAAATGATTGAAAAAATGGCAGAAGCACAAACTGAAATGATGGTGTCCATCGCTCAATTACATTCGAGTGTTAAGATTCTTTTATTGTTTGTGGCCGCCGGTATGGGTATTGATTTTACAGGGCTGATGTGATATGACTTATTGTACAAATGCCGATGTATCTATTAGATTAGGTTTAGATTCTGCACAACAAAGTCGTGCTGCATCAAGAATAACAAGCGCCATTAGTCGTGCGACTATCTACATAGACCAAGAGTTTCGTGATTACGGACGAGCCGCACCTACTGGCGCTACTGGAACAATGGCGGCAGTCCTCAAAGAAATATGTGGCGATTTATCAGCATCAATTTATCTTGAAGATGATACTGCATTTCATACCTCCGGTAGTGACCCTGTGCGTTCCAATGTCCTTAGAACAAGGGCTATAGAAGAATTAAAAAGATTGGCGCATTTGGGAAGTGTTTGATTAATGAAAATATACATCCCTAACCGTAAAACCCGTATCGCTAAGGACGGCGGTAGCGTAGAAGTATCTATTGACTTTACAGAAGTCAACAGGGCTATTAGTTTTATGGAAAGTGAGTCGGGGGCAGCAATGGCAGACGCTATAGCGCAAGTTCTTAGAGGACAATTGACAAAAACACAGGGATTTATCAACAGTTCAGTACCACCTAGAAAAAGATTCATGGGTAAAAAAGTAGCCGATTCATTAATGGTAGAGGCAGGTGTGACCGCAGTAGGTGAAGCACAAGTTAGATTCGGTAGCGACCCTATGGATAGTGGTGGTGTTACTGGTTCTCGTGGTGGTCAACTAGCACTAATGCTAGAGTTTGGAGTCAAAAGTTTTCCTTATGGGTTTGATTTTAAAACTATAGAAGCATCCCCCTCATTTGGTGTAGGTGGTAACAATGGCAGTTTCATAAACGCTAAAGTTCATCCAATGTACAAAGGTTATGATGGCATAGGATATTTAGCCGCCGCATTTGCCGAAACAGTACCTAAGATGGAAGATGCTATAATGAACAAGTTACAGGAGAGATTCGCATGAGCATAGCAACAACAACACAGTTTTGGACTAGCCGAATGAACGGCGAATTACCTTCGGCATTAACAGGGTATGGGCAAGATAACGATTCATTTGCTTTGACAGCGGGTATTGGTGGCAACGGTAGCGTAGTCGGCAATTCTTTTGTAATTAGTGGTAGCGGTCAAAATTGGTCTATAACGCCAACTACAACTGCTTATACTATGGTTGCCTGCTTTAAGTATGGCGTTACACCAGCAGACGGAACAGTGCTAATGAAAATGGATAATGGGACTCATTCTGTAGAAGTCCAATCCGACGGCACAGATGACAAAATAAAACTTGTAGGTAATACAACAGTAGTCAGTAGTACTGGCTTAGATTTAAAACAACAGGGGTCGTTTGAGGCAAAGCCTATAATGCTTAGATTAACATTAGACGCAGCAGGCAACGCTAAGTTATACATTAGAGAAATTATCGAGGATGACCTTGGTGCTACTCAATATTTGTCAGTAGTCGGTGCTACAGGTTCTTCTGCTGCCGTACTATGGGGTAATACAAACGGTACAATTACTTGGAACAATGTATATGTAAGTACGCATGGTGCATTTAGCCCCGATGAATTATCAACATCTCCTTTCGTTTCGGATATGCTTATGCGTATGGCATTCTCTATTGTTGAGTTGCTAAGAAACAGCAACAGATTCTACCTTAAGAATTTCATAGACAACTCGTCAATCACATACGGCTACGATGTATCATCGGGTATGGTAAGCCGTCTAGCACCACCTACAATCCATGTAGTTATTAGAGAGTTAACATCCCCTAGTTTTGAGACTCTTGGTGGTACAAGAATCGACCAACGATATAAAATCATTTTGTTTATTACCAGTCGTGGTACTGATTACAAAAACTCATACAGAACTGGGCTTGAATTGATGGGTGATTCATTTGATGAAATCTATACGAATACTGGGCTTCAAGGCAACACCGACAGCCTAATTAATTATACCGCAAGTCTTGATACTAAATTAGATGATGATGAAGTAGTATGTATTCATCGTATAGAGTTTGAATACATGCGTCGTTTGAACATGCTGCATCGGTGATAACCTTCAAATAACAAACCGAATGTAGCGATACATAGGTGAATACCGAATGTCCTCAAATTTCGCATACCGATATGTAAGCATTACCCCCGAACACACAACCAGTACAGGCGCAAGAAGTTATGGTACTGCATCTGCTATGACTGCTCACGGCAGTAAAATCTTTGGAGAGGTCGATGATGAGTCAGTTGCTCACATGTTTGACCTAATGACAAGAGCAGATATGAGCCGCTACGGTGCTGCTAAATCACTTAATGGCAAAGAGCATTCCGAAGGTGGAGTTAACATGGTTATCCAAGCAGATGATTTCTGCGGATTACTATTCTATGGTGCATACGGAGACAATGCCACAGCAGACTCCGCTAAGTACGCAGTCGCTTCAAACAAGCATACCATGACCGAGGGCTTAGACCACATCCTACCTTCATTCACACTTGAAGTAGGCCGTGAAGATAAGGAACACACATATACTGGTATGTGCTTAAGCAGAATCTCAGTAAGCGGTACTGTTGGAGAATACGCCACAATGTCTGCTGACTTTATGGGTAAGGCTGAGAGTGCAGTAAGCCCATTAACCACACCAACCTTTGCGGGTGCTACTCTTGAAGGATTACACTTTGCAGAAGGAGAAGTTACTTTCTCAAGTGCTACTGGTACTGCTGGCGTAATTTCTACAAATATAAAATCAATTTCAATGGAAATATCTACTAACCTAAATACCGACGACGCATGTTCGATTGGTAGCAGAACTTATGTTAGACAACCCGAACCACAGATGAGAGAAATTACAGGTTCAATTGAGTTCTCAAGACCGGAGATAGGAACTGCTCTAAGCGGTTCAAACCAAACCCCACAATACGAATTAATTACTGCTGTTGGTGGTAAAGAGTACGACGGAACTATTGCTGGAAACCCTGCAATCTCTATTAAGTTTACACAAAGCGCAACAGCAGTATTGAAGATTGACATACCAAAAGTTCGCTGGGAAGCACCTTCTATGAATGTCAGTGGCCGTGACTCAACTACTATGTCTCTAAACTTCGTCGCACTTGTTGACGACAACATGGCTATGTCCGAAGTTGTGTTTGAAACACTAGTGACAACCGCAGGCCGTTACTCTAAAGTTTGAGGGGGTCTTAAGTTGAAGAAAGACAAAGGAATCAAGATTGGCAAACTGCCATCAGTAAGTATGACAAAAGGACTTAAGATACAAGTCCCAATAGCACCAGTGGTTGAAGAACCAAAGGTAGAAGTTAAGGTGGAAAAGAAATCCCCTGTAAAGAAAAGTAAAGCAAAGAAAAGTAAGA